GTCATCTACGCAGCAGGCCACGGGCTGAGGGCCAATCTCGTAGCGTTCGCGGATACAGTTCTTATTGGCTGGTCACAAGAGGAGCTGGAAAAACGTTGGCTGGCCTACGGGGCGTCGCTTCAATCTGTAGTCGAGTATGGTCCCCTCATCTCGCTCGTTAACGAGGTCACCGAAGCCCCCAATGTTATCCCGGACGTTACGAGATTTGGAAAGATTCCCAACATTCTCTGCTCGCGCGGGTCGAGAGGCTCTCGCGGCGCACCGGTCAGACCGTGGATGGACTGGGAAGAATACCACAACAATAACGAGGTCCAGCACTGGCGAGAGGCTCACAACGCGATGGAGTTCTGCGAGGGTGCTGAAGGTATCACACCATCCGGCGCTCCGATGCACATGAGCGAGACGAAGCGGATTGACAACGATCCCGTCGTTTCTCATCACAGGGACTCCGCTCAGTGTGCCAAGCTGCTCATCGCCGGTTTCTGTTTCCACTGTAAGTCTTTGAGATACTCTGAGGTCCTTACCGGCCAAGAGCTCGAAGCCATGCTCGCTTGCGTGGAAGGAATGGATTCGATTTCGACAGACTGCCAGCCAGGAAACTACAAGCATCGCTCCGACCTCGAACGACCTGACGCTGGTGCAACTGGCGAGCGGGCGTATCAACGCGGGGATAACGACGTCTGCATCGCTCATTCTCTGAAAGAGGGCTGACATGCTGAGTCTCATTCTCACTCTCGCGGTCATCGGATTCGTGACATGGCTCATCGTCACCTACATCCCGATGCCAGAGCCGTTCGGAAAGGTGATCATCGTCATCGTGGTCGTTCTGTTGATCATCTACGTCTTGCGAGTCTTGGGCGTTGGTGATATCGCGCTTCCAAGGCTCTAAGGAGACGACATGAATCTCAGCTTTCTGAAGAAACTCAAGGTGCTCGGTCCGGTGGCTCTCATGCTGATTCCGGGAGCACAGCCCTTCGCTCCTCTCATCCTCGGTGCCATCGAGCTTGCAGAGCACACAGGCGAGTCAGGACAGGACAAGCGCCTCATCGGGCGACAGGCTGTGGAACTCGGAGCCGACGCAGCGAACACCGCGCATCCTGGCGCCGTCGACAAGGAACAGGCCGTTGCGGTCTACGAATCGACAGTGGATGCTGTCGTGAAGGCCGTCAAGCTCTCCGGCAACATTCCGGTCAAGAAGTAGACAAACATGGCTGAAACTGTTCTTCCCGAAGTTGTCAGTTCGTTGCCGAGTTCGGTGACGGATATGGACGTCATTGAGGGTAAAGATGAAGAAGCGGTCCTCTTCTGTGATACGGAAGAAGCGCGGACTCTCCTCGCCGTTACCCAAGAGTATGACCGGGAAGAGGAGTTCCCCCGCTCCAACCTGCTCATGGAGTGGAAGAAGCACGACAGATATTGGGATGGATTCCAGTATCTCGCATGGGACGAAGTCGCGCGCGATTGGAGAACGCCGAGTGAAATTGCGGCGGAAGATCCAACCAACGATATCGATCCATCTCTGTCCGCGAAAGTTATCAACATTTACAAAGCTCATGGTGAAATTCTTATCGGAGCTCTCACGTCTGGAACGCCGGCAGTTCGTTTCTTCCCTGCGGACGCTGACGACCACGAGGATACGCAAACTGCCAAAGCCTTTTCCAAGATCAGCGATCTGATCCAGCGGCAGAATCGTATCAAGCTGTTGTTCATGAAGGCGCTCTACATCCTCTACAATCAGGGGATGCTCGCCTGCTACAACGAGAGCAAGGCCGACTTCAAGTTCGGCAAGATTAGCGAGCCGGAATACGAGGATACTCCGATGGTCGATCGGACTTCCTACTGTGCGGCTTGCGGTGAGACTATCGGAGTTGAGCAGCTTCCTTCCCCTGCTCCTCCGCCTGAACAGATGGACTGTCCCGAGTGTGGGACGCCGATGATGCCAGAGGTTGAAGATACGCCCGGCACGATGTCAGTTCTCAAGGAATACAAGGACAAGCCAAAGACTCGTGAGTGCCTTGAAGTCTACGGGCCGATGAACGTCAAAATCCCGCTGTGGGTGAAAGAGCAGTCGCAGACGCCATATCTCATCCTGGAGACCGAAGAGCATGTAGCACTAATGCGCGAGGTTTATCCGGAGTATGCAGACAAAATCAACGACTCATCTTATCCAGACACTCGAGAGAAGGATGCGAGAGTCCCTACCAATTATCGCGGGGATTGGCCACGGAATCTCTGCACCGTTCAGCGGGTCTGGCTACGTCCCTGGGCGCTCAACATTTACGCGCGTGATCTTGAGCAGGTCAAAGCTCTCCGGGGTAAGTATCCGAAGGGTATTTATCTCGTCGTCATCAACGGCACACTTGTTACAGAAGCTGTCGAAGATTCACTCGACGAGCATTGGACAATCACTGAAAATCCACTGGCGACTACACTTCATGCTCGGGCGATTGGCGCCGGAATGGTTCCGATGCAAGATATTGAGAACGAGCTGGACAATATCTCCCTCGAGACTATCGAGTTTGGAATTGGAGAAGTTTTCGCGGACCCGGACGTTCTCGATTTCGATGCCTACGGCAAAGTGGAAGCGAAGCCGGGTCAGATTTCTATAGCGAAGGCGCCGACAGGACAGACGCTTTCTGCTGGTTTCCATGAGGTCAAGCCAGCTACGTTGTCCCGTGAAGTCGACCTGTTTGCCGAGAGGATGAATAGCCGCCAACAGTTTGTGCAGGGCACTTATCCTTCCATTTACGGTGGCGCTCAGGATGGAGGCTCTGGGACCGCACGAGAGTATGAGCTGTCGAAGGCTTCGGCCCTCCAGCGACTCTCAACGACGTGGATTATCCTGCAAGAGTGGTTCTCGAAGGTCATGTCGAAGGCCGTCAAGAGCTATGTCTCCAACGTCAAGCAGGATGAGAGTTTCGTCAAGTCACAGGGTAACAACTTCATCAACGTCTGGATTCGACAGAGTGAGCTAGGCGGGCAGGTTGGTGAGGTCGAGCCGGAAGTCTCAGAGGCATTCCCGGTCTCATGGGCACAGAAGCGTGACGTGCTTCTCAATCTCATGCAGATGAACAACGAGGACATTGCTGCTGTCATTCGGCATCCTGAGAACGCCTCGGCCGTCGCAGAGTTCCTCGGAGTGCCAGAGCTTTACATCCCCGGCGACGATTCGAGGAACAAGCAGCTTTACGAAATCGCCCTACTCGTCCAGGAAGAACCGACAGAGCTTGGTGTTCCAGGACCAGACGGACAACCGGGGCTGCTCTCGTCGATTCCTGTTACCCCCGAGCTTGACGATCATGAGGTTGAGGCGGAGATTTGCAAGGCTTGGCTCCGTTCTGAGGTTGGACTCGATTGCAAGCGCAGTAATCCTGCGGGATATGCCAACGTTCTGGCTCATCTCAAGGAGCATCTGTTCTTCGTGGCTCAGAACGAGGCTGCTCAAGCTCAGGATGAGGAAGGCGCTGAGGGCGACAAGAAGAAAGACAGCAAATCCGAAGAGATGTCTGAGGTCTAATGCCGAAAGCAGCTTTCGATACAGGCGCTAATACGAAGGATTCCACGACGACTCCGGCTATCACTTTGCCGAATCCGTGCGATGTCCTTGCGTTCGTCGTGTCAGAAGGTGCTGATGCTGCGCCGACGATGTCAGATTCGAAGACCAACGTCTACACGCTCATCGGAACGCGCCAGATTACAGGGGATACGCCAGGTTATCTCCACTGTTTCCGCGCTTTCAAGAAAATCGGTGGTGCTGGCTTCACTGTGACGGCGGCAAAGACTGATGGCTACTCGTCTCTCATCGTTTTGTCCCTCACAGGCGGGCGTGCGATCAAGATTGTCGAGACGAAACAGGCTGTTGGTCTTGCATCCGGTGAGATTACTGTCCGTCCCTTCAATGGCGGCAATGTTCTCGTCGGAGTTGCAGCGGCAGGCTTCCCCGACCAACTCATCGCCTTCACTTGGCCCGAGGGATGGACGGAGTTCCTCACGATTTCTGCCGACGTTGGCTCGGAATGGGCGATGGGAGTCGCTTACAAGTCAGTTGTCGCACATGGACCGCAGGAATTCTCGACCGAGCTTGAATTTCTGGGAGATCCACTGGATGCCGACCCTCCCTACGCTGTTACTCTGCTGAATCTCGGCAACTTTTCTCCTGCGACTGGCGGAACGGGCAATCGCTCTGACGCCTTGTCGGGTGTTTCTGGTTTAATTGTAGGAGACGGACTGTGATTGTCAAAAACATCGCTGGAAACGCGCACGACGTCGACATTCTCCGAGTAAGCGAGTTCGCCGACGCTGGAGACTTGCTCGAAATCACAATCGAGGGAGTTGATGGGCGACACATCGTCATTCATCAGGTCATCTGGTCGCTTGATGATGATCCTGCCGCGGCTGTCCCTCTGGTTCTCTGGAATGGTGACACCGATGACAACTGTCAGGTCGACGTGACGAAGGGTGGAACGGGAACCATGCCAATCCACTTCGTTGTCGACGAGGGCCAGCCGTTCTACCTGAACCTCATGGCAGACAACGAGACCGTCGCCTCGAAAGCCACCGTTTTCTACTCATCTCAGGCAGCATAGGAGACTCAAATGTATCGCAGACACCTACATTTTCTCTCACATCCCGAAGACGCCGGTGCTGGTTCCGGTGGCGGGGATGGGTCTGAACTTACACGCGATCTCGCCGACCTCGGGGACGTCGAGCCGGAAACTGGTAAGAAGGGAGCGGCAGATGGCGAAGAAGAGTCTGAAGGAGAGGCTGGATCTGGTGAAGAAGGAGAGGATGGCGAGGAGGGGGAAGAAGGAGACGAGGGTCTCGGGGATGAAGACGAAGGCGGCGATGGAGAAGAGGCTGGAGAAGGTGAGGAAGGCAAGGAAGGAAAAGAAGGCAAAGACCTCGCCGGCGCTGGGAGTCCAACCGTAAAAGCACTGAAGGCAAAGTATCCGAATTTCTTCAAGGACTTCCCTTCTCTGCGTGCGGCCTTCTTCGAGCATCCCAAGTTCCTCGAGGTGTTCCCTGACGTTGAAGCGGCTGAATCGGCGTCGCAGAAGTCAGAGGAATACGACGCGCTCGAACAGACACTCGTTGGCAAGTCCGACCCGAGCTATCTCCTCAAGACGCTGAAGCAGAACAATCCCGCGTCACTGGCGAAGATGGCCGAGAACTTCCCGACGGCGCTCAGAGAGATCGACTCGAATGCTTACATCTCCATGAGCATTCCGATCATCAACGAGCTCCTCTACTACGCGCACGCTCACGGCGAGAAGATGAAAGATAAGAATCTCTCACTCGCCGCGAAACATCTGGCGAACTACGTCCATGCGAATGGCGGTGAAATTCCTGACATCACGAAGCAGGAAGCCGCCAAAGCGCCGACGGAAGCGGAGAAGGAGCTCGAGAAAGTTCAGTCCGAACGAGCGATGGAGAAATTCGGGAACGCTGCCGAACGTATCATGAAGGCGGTGGAGCCGGAGATCAACGCGACGGTGACGAAGAAGCTGGAGAATCTCACAGCTTTCGAGCGTCGACAGGTCGTGAAGGAAGTTCGGACGGAACTCGACGAGGCACTCAACAACGACAAGGTATTTCAGTCGCAGCTCAGGAATCTCTGGGCGCGAGCGAAGTCGAATGGTTACGACAGCGGCTCATTATCCAGAATCAAACGCGCGTGGCTGGATCGCGCTCGGGTCGCTGTCCCCGGCATACGTAATCGCTTACTCAAAGAAGCCCTTGACGCAAGGTCTGGCAAGGGTGACACTCAATCTCAATCGGGCAAAAAGCGGACATTCCCGTCACAAGGTAGTGGAAGTGGCACTGGTCGACGCGCCGTGGGTAACGATCCCTCCAAAATCGATTGGCGCAAGACGAGTGACATGGACATCATCAACGGGTAGCTCAGACCGGCCCAGGTAAAGTCATGGCCCAAACAGAATCACAGGTCGTGGCGGCGGAATTGGAGCGAGTTGACTCCAAGGTTCCGCTCCTTTTCGAGCGTGACGCCATGTTCTACGCGAACGTGGAAAAGCGTCCGGTCGAGAAGGTTTCGGCGCGTGACATGAGGATTCCCCTCGAGATTCGTCCGGGCGGCTTGTTCGGATATTTCGACAGCGCAGGGGGAGACCTTGGACGCGGCGAAGGCCCAACGTTCGAGAAAGCAGTCATCTCAACGGTGAACTTCAAGTATGCCGTTGAGTACCACAAGAAAGCCGACTGGGCAACGGACGACGCCCGCAAGTCGGTGGTCCAGAACGTTCGTCACCTCCTCGCAGTCGCGATGAAGGAATTCCGTCGGATGGTCGACGCGAACCTCATGACGGCTGGCGATGGTGTGATTGGCGTTGTGTCGGCAGTCTCCGGCACCGGGCCTTACACGCTGACCCTCGATACCGACGGATTCGGGACTCGTCTCATCCGCATCGGTCAGAAGGTCAACATCTACGACACGACCGTTGTGACACCGCGGACCTCAGGCGACGAGCGGTCAGTCACGGCGATCGACGCAGATGCGAAGACGATCACCATCGGCGGTGGAGCCATCGCGGGCATCACAGCAGGTGACAAGATCGTCGCATCCGGTCTGACGGGTGCTTCTCCCGTCGGCATCTACGGCGTTCCCTACCACCACAATTCGGCGTCGACCGGAACGTGGCTTGGTCTGGCACGCGATACCTACCCCGAAATCCGCTCGAACCGCATCAACGCGGGCGGTGGTCTGGGTCTCTCACATCCGCGACGTGCGCTGAACAAAATCGGCGAGCGCCTGGGGATGGAGAACGGTATCAAGCTCAAGGCGTGGATGCATCCTTGCCAGGCCCAGGCGTACGAGGAACTGGGACAGCTCGTGATGCAGATCAACAAGACACCGAGCTCGTCCGAGAAGCTGGATCTGTACTTCGACGTCCAGCAACTCGCCGGAGCACCCATCCGGAAGCACTTCAACTGGGACAAGACCCGCATCGACTTCATCGTGGATGAGGTGTGGGGTCGCGCGGAGATGCGTCCTGCCGGGTTCTACGAGGAAGAAGGGCGTCGGCTCTTCGAAGTCCGTGGAGCATCGGGTGGTGTTGCGGCAGCGACCTTGTTCTATCTGGTCGCCTCCTTCAACACGTTCATCAACCAGCCGCCGGGGACGAGCTACATCTCGGACCTCAGCGTGCCGTCCGGCTACTAAGGAGGGATGAACATGAAACTCGCCCTCATCGGTTGTCGGCGTCCCTGGGACATGAGCATCGACGGGAAGCTCTACACCCAGGAATATCCGGAGCGGTTCGGAGTCGGCGGGGTGAACAACGCCTGCGTCGGCGCGACCATCGTTTCGGAGACCTCAGCGACCATCACGATCACCCACCGTATCCACAAGATCACGGGAACGGGCGCCATCGTGACGATCACTCCGCCGTGGCCGACGTTCGCAGGGGACATTTTTCTCATCCCCACCGGCGTCTGCACCTTCTCCTCGACTGGAAACGTTCGACTCGCGCTCACTTCGGTTGCCAAGGAAACTCTCCACCTGGTCTACAATCCGGTGGAAGGCTACTGGTACCCGATGGGCGAGGTCTAGCAACACCGGGGAGGACAGCAAACTCCCCACCTTTTGAGCCATGACTGATAAGATTGTCATAGAAGCGATCAATAAGACGCTCGCGGACCGATACAAGGTCTTTGATGGGCGTCCTATGTTTCGTCTGGTTTGGAGCGAAGATCAGTTGGAAGTGAGGAAAGGAACCTTCACCGACTGGTATGGCCAGATCATGATTCGTCAGGAACATATGTGCGTTCGAGAGGTCAAGAAGTATTGGTATTTCCAGGCACCTTGTTGGGTCTTGGAGAAGCTGATCTTCATGCATTCTCAGAGCGCGCTCGACGATCTCTGTCTCGAACTGGTTACGGCGCGCAATGGGACCTACG